AAGACCACCTGAACTATGCCAGGACGACACGCCGATGATAAAAGTTTTACAGTACATCATCGAACAGCATAAAGAGTATGACACCATCATGCTATTACAGCCCACAAGCCCACTGAGAACCGCAGAGGACATAAACAAAGCCATATCATTGTACGATGGCAGATCGCTTTACAGTGGCTATTACATGCCACTAAAAACAAAGGACAAGCCCTACTCGGGAGAACAGCACTTTCAGCGTAATGGGGCAATCTTTATTACGCCTGTGGAGTTAATCAAGCAGGGGAAGTTGTGGGATGATTCGGTAATAGAGTTTGAAATGCCTGAATCACGTTCAACCGAGATTGACAATATGGATCAGTGGTTCATGGCAGAATCAATATTGGAAAAGTTGGGAAGGGAGGGGAAATAGCATGGATTCATTAGCTTTAATCATCGGCACGATAGCCTTGTGCCTGTCGGTTTTCTGTCTATTGCAAATCATCGGTGTGGTTCGTGTTAAAACAAAGACAGAGGACAAGTACGAAAAATACCGTGATCCTGTTACGGGATTGTATAGGGGGAAGAAAAATGAGTAAGGAATTGCATTGTGTTAACCCCGCTTGCCGGAAGCTGTTCGGCGAAGTGATGAAGGAAATCCTCAACATCATGCCGTCGGAGGACGTGAAAATACTGACAAAGCCGGCTTTACAAATCAAATGTCCCCGATGCAAAACATGGAATATGATAACAAGCACATAGCAAACGACAGAGCGCAAAGACGCCATAAACCGTACAAGGTTTGTGGCGTTTTTTGTTTAAGGAGTTGAACCTATGAGGAAGTTGACAAAGCAGGAAAAGGACATAAAGCGCAAAGAGTTTATGACTGATGCCGAAATGAAGATGGTTGACGACATTTTGACCAGACTTTCACAGAACCAAGGCAACCTGAACACGCTTTATGACGAGTGGAAGAAAATAGACGAGGCGTACAACACCGAACGGGCTGAGGTCGTGGGTATGCCGAACAGCCAAGTAAATATCATGAACGCCAACATCGAAGGTCAGGTAAGTTCACTCGTGGAACAAAACTTGCAGATTACCACCCGTGGCGAAGGTCCGAGCGACGACAAATACGCCGAGTGGGCAAGGATCATTCTTGATTGGTCATTGCGGCAGAACCATATCAAAAGGCTTCTTGACATGCACGAACGCAGACGGTTGAAGTTTGGGAACGGCATATTCAGATTGGATTTCGATACAAAGGTCTTGAAGAAATTTGGGCTTTCCAAGATAACCGTGCCGGCCCTGAACAAGGTTTTCGTCGACGGAAAAATTAAAGACCCGTTGCGGTATCAGGAAGCGGATTATATCGGTGAAACAATCAGGCAGTCAAAGCAATGGTTCACCGAGAGATACGGCGAGGACAAAGCCGATGCGATAGACTACGGGAATATCACGATTGAGGACAGGACGGTATTCAACGAGGACGAAACGACAGATGATGAAGATTCGGCAACCCTTATTCTGTATTGGACAAGGCAAAAAGGCAAACTGAGGCTTATCGAATTAACGGGGGACGGAGTTCTTCTGTACGATTCGCATAAAGAGGGCAAGAGAACCGACAACCAAAAGAACAGCAAGGAAAATATTAAATCGTATTACAAGTATGTGAATGACCTGTACCCGTATTTTATCACTGTGATGTATCCGGTAGAGGGCAGTTTGTACGGATTCGGCGACGGTAAACTGTTATTGCCGCTTTGGGACATGATAAACAACCTGTACGACAAAATCCGGATATGTGCCAGGCCGAACCTTCTACTGTTCGACACGGCGTCAGAGGTTGACCTTGACGGATTCGACGAAAACTCGCTTGAACCAATACCCTTTGACGGTTTGCAATCCAGTGAGCCTGTCAAAGTTTATGAATGGGGCAAGATAAATCAGGCATGGTGGCAGTTATTGGCCGCAATCCATACCGAAGTGCAGAGGGTAACAAGGTTCTCCGCTTTAATGATGGGGCAGGGCGGCAAGTCTGATTCAGCGACAGAAGCGGCGATTCAGCAGCAGCAGGGAAGTTCGGCGACAGACCATAAAAAACTGATGTTGCAGGAAACCCTTGTGGATATGTGCAAGTACATGTTGGGGCTTGCAATGGAGTTCTACACAGAGGGCAAGGCTTTCAGGATAAGTGAAAAGACAGACGAGTATATGTTCATCGACATGCGGATGATGGCAAACGTACCCGCCATGAAACCCGCTTCCTCCTCATTCAAAAAGGACAGGACGGACAAGGGCAAAGAATGGGAAATCATGATGGACGGAGACAAGCCCGTCACGAAATCGGCAGACTTCGACATCGATATTTCAATCGGCGCGGGATTGCCGAAGAACAAGACCTTCATGTGGCAGATGATTCAGAACCTTTCCGCATTGACGCTGATGAGTGAACAGGGACAGCCGAAACCCGCCATTTCATGGGAGGAATTCCGGAAGTTTATCAATGAGTATTTGGGGATTCCGATCAAGGACAACAAGGAACTGCAAAACATTATGATGCAGGATCCAAACCAAATGAAGAGCATGAACCAGACCAACAACCCCATAGACTTTCAGGACGCTTCCGCAACACTCGCAAGGGGGACAAGCCCGTTACAGAACCCGCTTAGAGGCGGACAGTCGGGAGGGGGCGCAGGGGCATGAACACACAACAGCACAACCAGTTAATCAAGGTGGTATTTAACGGATCCAAGCATTTGAACCACGTTTTAAACAACAGCGAAGTTAAGAACATGACGGTAATAGAGAACCGGTTCCCGCTGACAAAACTACCGGTATGCGGACATTGCGAAGGTTTGGCATTATGGGGCAAGGACAGTATAACGGGGGCGGCGGTAGGGGTTTGTACGAAGTGCGGGACACAGACGCGAAACCCTATCACATATTCATCGTATCTGGCAAGCGGGTATGACATTGACCCGACAGGAGCCACGGCAAAGGAAGTATTGAAGGTTCGGGCTGATCAAACGGTAATACTGCCCGACTTTAGGAGGTTGGAAAATGTTAAAAATTGAGAAATTGATGTTTATGAGTTTGCGTGACGCAGAACGAAAATACCCTATTGCAACCGCAAAAATTGAAATGATGTATAATGCGAATGAACTTAAGATGGAACGTTGGTACGGGGGCAACCTGAACAGGATATGCAAGCTGAAAGACCAGCCAATCTATCTGATGGTATCGCATGACAACCGGACAATGGACATAGCAATCAACCCGGACGACATCAAAATGAACGACTTAAGGGCATTGGCGAAGGAACATGACGTAAACGCCGACGCTACACGGAAAAAAGAGGACATTATTAAGGAACTGTATACGAAAATCTAATATCGGAAATCAGAGCGCATTGATGCCATATCTGTACCCGCAAGAGTACACATATGGCTTTTTGTTTTTCATTCTTGCATCACGTCAGGACAGACGGAATAAAACCCGCACGAGCCACGAACAGGCTTATAACGTGAGAACGGTAAATCGGAGGTATTGAAATGATAAAAGTTAATTTGCAAAAATTCGCAGAAGAACCGGCACCAGCGGCTGTAGAACCGGCAAAGGAACTCGTTGTGAAACCAGCAACCGAACCGGAAGAACAGCCGGGAGGAAAACCTAAGGAAGAGCCAAAGGAAGAAACCGTGCCGCTTTCAGTATTCCTGAAAACTAAAAACGAGTTGAAGGAATTCAAGAAAAAAGCGACCGACCTTGAAAATGCGAACCTTGATTCGGAGATAGCGAAGAAGAAAGCCGAACTCCACCAGAAAGCCATAGGAAAGGGCTTTACACCGGAGTTTGCCGAATTCTTTACAGAGCAAATGACAGAGATACGTCAGGAACTAAAAAGCCTGAAAGCGCCAAAGGAAACCCTGTACGACGACGACATCGAGGATTTGGCAAAAGATGAATTGACCGGCGACGCCAAGGAGTACAAGACCGAAATCATTGCGAAGATCAAGGAATTCAGGGACAAGGGCATTGAGATTGACGCAGAGACCGCTTATTTCAAGGTGCGGAATCCGAAGCAGCGGCTTAAGGAACTTGTTTTGGACAGAGAGCAAAAAATGCAACTGAAGCGTTCGGAAGGCGAGGAAAAGGAAGTACCGCCCTCAACGCCGACACAACCCAAGACACAATATCCACTTGATGAAACCGACAAAAAGGCTTTAGCGAATTTACAGAAGATCCAGCCGGAAGCCGGTTGGACAAATGAAAAGTTTTTTAAACTCATGAAAGGATGATGAAAAAATGGCTATAAATTTTGCCAATGACGTAAGAAGGTCACTCGTAAGAATGTTTCCTTCTGCCGCAACCACGAACTGCCAGCCTTTTTCTTCGGATTTAGGTTCTATCGTGATTGACGGTTCAAGCGGTTGCGCTTCGCTGTTCGCCTCCACCGGAACGATGCAGTTGGTTGGCGCAGACGCAGTAGGCAGGGTTGTCGGACTATTGCAGAATGTTACTTCAACAGCTACCACAGACCCCGGTGTATTCGTAATTCCGTTAAAGGCGGGGGACAACCTGCTTATCGACTACTCCACTGTTTATGCGGGTTCAACAGCCAATGTGATTGCGACTACCAGTATCGGGCAGTACCTGAAACTTTGCAAGACCACAGGCAGCACAACCTACGGAACACCAGCGTTACAGGCTACGCTTGCGAAGTATATTGACCCGTCAACTTCCGCAGACGTACCCGGTTCAACAACGGGTTCCTTCGTGTTCCAGCTGAAGGATTTCAGCACACGCACAAAGAGAGTTTTGGTAAGCTTCGTACCGTTAACCACGGCAGCGGCTGTTTATCAAAATGCGCTCTAATTTTGAAGAAAGGATGATGAACGATGGCTTATATAATTACCTCTGACATTTCCAGAATGATCGAAGCCGGTCAGAAGGAAATATTTACTGGGAATTACGACCCCTATCCGATAGAGTACCCAAGCTTTACGGCAGAGAAAAAGGCGACCAAACAGACGGAAACCTACGACAGCATGGGTAACTTGAAGGAAGCATCCGAGAAGCCCGAGGGCGATTCGATCACTTACGGAAAAGTGAAACAGGCTTATCAGACCTCCATCACGAACAAGACATGGGCGAACGGTATTGCGCATACCCTTGAGGCGATTGAATACGACCTGTACGGCGTAGTCAATTCCGCAAAGGCATCTGAGCTTTCCCGTACCATGCGTGAACTGGAGGAAGTCAACGCTGTCTACTGGGTGGACAATGCTTTCACTGTCAACCTTGCCGATGGCGTGCCGATGTGTTCGGACAGCAAACCCCTGGTGGACGTTGCGGGAACATACAATGATTCCCTTGCGACCGCTTCAAGTTTGGCAGACCCCGACAACCACAAGACAATGATTAATATGTTCTTTGACTTCAAAAACCATCAGGGCGGGAAGATGAAGCGTAAACCGACCAAAGGTTTATCACACTACAAGAACATGCTGACAATCGAGGAAATCTACAAGTCCGCACAGAAAGCGGGCGAATTCTCCAACACAAAGAACGTGCTACCGCCCATTAAGTGGGATTATTCCACTTACATGAGTGATGAAAACGCATGGTTCATGTACGACGGTTCGTTCCAGTACATTTTATTCCAGTGGTTTGAAAAAACATGGTTCGGCAAAGACGAGGACAAGACC